AATACATGTGGTAATAGTTGCTTAATTGACAAAGATTTCTTATATTTAAGTATAAATAATAAAGGTTATATGGGTATTAAGAGAATTACCGTAGAAGAGGCTGAAGGTCTAATCAAAGTCTCTGAAGATCAAACAGGAGCAGAAGCATCTTACTTTACTATGACTCCAGACCCCGATATGGGAGACGGATGGGATAAAGTAACATACTACACTAATAGACCTAAGAAGATCCAGATCCCGCAAGGAATGACTGGCTGTCAATGGGTATATGTACTTACCAATCCTACAATGCCGGGTCTATGTAAGATAGGCTTTACTAAGAATAAACCGTCCGAAAGGGTAAAACAGATAAACGCTGCTACGGGAGTCGCATTAGACTTCGTGGTAGAATGGGCTTTTCCTTGCTTTAATGCTCATGATGTAGAGAAACAAGTACATAGATATCTAGAAGATAACGGCTTTAGAGTAAATAAATCAAAAGAATTTTTTAATGTAACTGTTGATGAAGCTAAAGCTGTAGTAGAACGTATTGGTGAACCTTATAAAATGCAAAATAATGAAATCATTTAAAAGAGATACAAGAGCTAAACTATCTCATAATCCTACTGGAGAATTATTTAAGATTCTTTTACGTAGACTAAGAATAAAAATCGCGTGGCAACTTCGCGCGTTTCGCGCGGCGGCGTGCCTATTAGCCTTATCATTAGCATCATGCACCCAAGAGCCGCTCTCCCCCGACACCTGCCCCGGCGGATGTGAAGCTGTTCAATTATGGAACTATCAAAAAGATGCAAACGGTATATACCATGTACCTTTAGATTGGACAGGAGAGTACTTACCTTATTTCTTTATCGATATTGAAGTAAGCGAAACCGATCCTTGGTGGCAATATAATGGCGAGTCTGCTGTAGAGGCTAGGTTCGATAGCAATACAAGTTGGGTTATAGGAGATAATCTAGTTATATCTCAACCGTACTACACACCATTTGGTAATTACACCTCTACCGGCTTACCTTTACCAGCAGGATGGACAGATATTAATTTAACTCAATATGAAGGAGAAGAGATCAATATTGCACAACCTACAGGTTTGCGATTTAGTAAAAAAGGTACTAAATTAAAGTCTAGAAGGTACTTAGGACCATTTATTCCAGAAATGATTGGTGATACTATTACGGTTTATATGAGGGTGTTTTGGGATGCAGGTGATCATTCCGTATTAAAAGACCATTACGAGCAAAAATTTATTGTAGAATAGTTGCTTTAATGAAATATTTTATATATCTTAAATATATGTTATATAGATATATAATATAAGATAATATATAAAAATATATACATATAAATATATAATTATATAAATAATATAACAGATATAATATTAAAAAGGTAAATTATGTTATCGGCAGAGAAAATTCAAAAGAATTACGAAAAGCACTTAAAAATTATTGATACTTACATAGGAGACCGTAAGGAACAGGTGTTAGCTATGATTAAACACATGGAGGAAACTTACGTAATGGCTCCTGCTAGTAGTAAAACTTGGTATCATAGTGCTTTTGCCGGTGGATACGTAGATCACGTTAATAGAGTCGTGGAATATGCGGTGAAACAGTCAAGGTTATATCAAGAGATGGGTGGAACAATAGATTACACCGATGAAGAACTAGTCTTTGCCGCACTTTTCCATGATTTAGGTAAGATGGGTGATGGAGATAGACCGAACTATATACCTCAGACTGATAAATGGCGTCAAGATAAGCTTTCAGAGATGTACACCTACAATCCTGATCTTGATTTTATGCTTATCCCCGACCGTTCACTGTTTATTTTACAGAAGTTTGGTATAAAAGTAAGTCAAAAAGAGTTTTTAGGTATTAGGTTACACGATGGAGTGTTTGATAAAGCTAATGAAGCATACTTTTTTAGTAATGTTGAGTCTTCTCGTCAGAAAACCTCTATCGTTTCAGTACTTCACAGTGCAGACTTCCTAGCTTCTAAGGTAGAATATGATATGTGGAAAAATAATGGAGGTTGATCTACTCCTAAAGCCCAGAAAACAGCTTCTTCTACAGGAAAACGAGTAAATTCTTCAGAAGGTCTTACTAATATGTTAAAAAATCTATAAAAAATGTTGGTTACTATAATTATTTTATCTATCTTTACTGTTATATTGGGTATTGCAATACGCAATCTACTGTTAAAAAATGAAAGATATGAAGATATTACAGTAGCCCAGCAAGAATACCTGTTGAGAATCTCAGAGATAATAAAAGATTCTAAAATGCACCTACAAAAGCTTGATGATAAAGGGGTCTTTCAAAGCGATGATGAGGTCGGTTATTTTTTTGAACAAATGAAAAAAGTACAAGAAGAGCTTGACCGATACACGCTCCAAGAAGATTATGCCCAGAAAAAGAAGCAAAGCTAACTACTTCACAAAAGAGACAGAAGAGTATATAGTCAAGTATAATAATTCTACAGATCAAGAGTATAGAAATAAAATATTCACTGATCATATTTACCTGCCTTTTTATAAGTTAGCCGAAAACATTATACACACATTTAAGTTCTATTATACAGATGTTGATAAGATTGAGGACTTAAAACACGAGATCGTTTCTATTTTACTAGAAGAAAAGATTATGAAGTTTGATCCTACTAATGGAGCAAAAGCATATTCTTATTTCGGTACTATTGTAAAGCGATGGTTAATTAATTACAACAACAAAAACTATAAAAAGTTAAAGCAGGTAGGAAGCTTTGACGATATAGAAGACGGTTATGAAGATGGAAGCGTTTATGCCGAACCGAATAAAGGTATAACACTCTCAGACTTTGTTGATAAGTGGGTCGATACTATGTACGACGAACTAGATGAGCTTTTCATTAAAGAATCAGAGCAGCAAATTGCAGATGCAGTTCTTACATTATTTAGAACAAGAAATGATTTAGATATATTCAAGAAGAAAGCTTTATATATTTATATACGAGAGATTACTGACTGCGACACTCCAACACTAACAAAAGTCATAAATGTTCTTAAAAATGACTTTAATCAAAAATACTTAGCGTTACACGAACAAGGGTTGATTTCAAATAAAGTAAGGTAATCTATTTATAATAAAAATAAATTATCATGAGTTTAGATAAAGAAATATTTAAAGGAAAAACTCTATCTGATCTCTTCGGTGAAATCTACGACAACTCGAAAGAAACAAAAGGGCAAGTAAAAGCTCTTATTGGAGAGTTAAAACCATTGATAGAAAACATCGGAGATGCTACTCTTATTGTACCTATGATTAAAGAGTATATGGAGATAGGAGTAAAGAATGATGAACATTTGATTAAATTAGCGACGGTAATACAACGTATAGAAACAGCAGCCGCTAAAGGTGAATCAGGTGAATTCGACTTTTCTGATCTTCAAGACTTATTAGAGGAACAAGAAGCTATAGAAAATCAAATAGAAGAAGTACAGAACGAAACAGAGGACGAAGAAGATGTTTAGAACATTTAATTCAGGTAGAGGCCCATCATCAGGAGGAGCAAGTAAGTCAAGAGGTAATCAATTCGGTAGAGTTGTTGATGTTATACTCGATGCTTTTCACCCTGACTATAATGATCAAGGCGGTTCACAAGCACTTAACGGAGTATTTTATAGAGAGTTAGTAAAAGCAACTGATGAATCTGGGGAAACTCCTTTAAAGTTTGCTTACTGTGGTATATCTGAATTTAAGAAAGTCCCACTAAAGAACGAGATAATTCGCTTAGAGCAACTCCCTAGCGAAGACAGAGACGGCGACCCAGGTTCTACTAAAAACTATTGGACTGCTATCGTAGGAGTCTGGAACTCACCACACCATAATGCATATAAAGATACAGTGCAGTTTGGTGAAGGTTCTGATATAGACTTAGGAGAGCATTTTGCAGAATCAGATAAGATACCACCTATTCAAACATTTCCTGGTGATGTAGTTATAGAAAGTCGCTGGGGGTCTACTGTAAGACTTGGTGGGAGTAAATATGACGGTAATGAATTTACCGATGGTAGTAATGACGGTAAGCCTTACACTATTATCAGTAACGGTTGGGATGAACCTGCTAACGGTGTAGATCCTGTAATAGAGAATATAGATAAAGACCCTAACTCTATCTACATGGGGTCAGATCATAAATTCGAATTAACTCAAGCTAATGATAAAAGAGATGCTTGGGATTCAGAACCAGATAAAGCTAATGTTTATAAAGGTAATCAAGTATTAATTAATGGAGGTAGATTATTCTTTAATGCTAAAGAAGAAGGTATCTTTCTATCGGCAGTTGAAGGCATAGGGCTAAACGGTAAAGTAGTAGGAATAGACGGAGAAGATTATGTTGCATTAGATGCCATTAAAGTTTATTTAGGTACTGATGCATTTAAAGAAAAAGAACCTGTACTGTTAGGGCAAACTTCTACAGACTGGTTAGATGATTTTATGTCTCAATTTGAAACATTAGTTAAAAGTATAGCTACTGCTCCACCTGCTCCACCAGCTTATGTTGCCAAGCAAATTGCTACAGCTAACTCTATACTTCCTTTAATACCTACAATGAAAAATTTACTTAAACAGCTACACTCTAAAAAAGTATTTACTGAATAATGCCATACGTTAATATACCAAATAGTGGATTAGGAGGAAGTGTCGCCAAAATAGTTGGTAAGATGCAAGGACAGGTAATGTCTAAAGTATTAGATACCGCTACAAACATTACCAATAAGTTAAATAGAGAAGGCTGCCCTGAAAACAATGAAGTACAGAGACTAAGAAATAAACTTAACCAAGCTAACAATGCATTATCAGCAGTACAGTCAAGATTAGCTAAATTTAAATCATTACCAGGTAAGTTAAAAACACCCTTATCGGGATTAGAGAAAGCACTACTCATTATTAAGTTACTCCCAATACCTCAATCAGTTCCTCCTGGATTTGGTATACCTGTTAATATCTCTATGAAGTTTGCTGATATAATGCACTTACTTAAAGAGTTAATAAAACAAATAGACGAACTTATAGAAGCAATAGAAGCTGTGTTAGAAACACCAGCTTTAGCTTTAAACTCCCTCAAAAGAAATTTAGGAGCAGCCGATAGCGCTTGTAAGTCATGTGAAATAGAAGCAGCATTAAAAGCTCAATTAGCTAACGGTAATCTAACTCAAAAAGACTTAGATGACTTAGGGCTTACAGATGATGACGGTGATATGATATTTTCTAATCTAGGACCACAACTACTTGCAGGAACCTCTAATAAAGGCTTAACTAATAGTTCAAAAGATAGTCTTAAAAACACTAGTGACTTAAATAGAAAAGGTAAGTGGACTATTGGAGACGGAACAGACGGTTCTGGTACAGGAGACGGTATTGAAGGCTCTGGTACAGGAGATGGTACTGGAGGCTCTGGTGAAGGCAACAAGAATTTAACTGCAGGTAGAAAGTATCTTAAAGATCAAATATTAAAATATGAGGATGTAGAGTACATCTGTCTTAAAGACCACTTAGCTAGAAAATTCCCACCTGATCAAGACCCGGAATACTGGTCATCCTTAGATGATGCTTTTGGTAAAAGCAATAATACAATTATAGATGGGCTTAGAAAATTAACTGATGGTAATATCGATAGAGATACTAAAGGACTTATTAAGAGCTTTTTAGATACTCTTAAGCAAGATGACGGTTCTAGAACAGGACAAGATGCAGATTATTACTACAGAGGACCTAACGGGGATCTATATAAGTTAGAGATTGTCGCTGATATAGATTCTCCTTCTATTGCACCAAGAAGGTTTGCAGTAGCTAAAGATGCCTCAGGTGTTGTAGTACTTAGAGGACCAAAATCCTTTAGTTCTTCCACTCAGGTACTTTTAGATGAAATAAAATTCAGAATAGACAATCAACTTCCATAACTAAACTATTTATATATATGAAACTCGATCAATTAAGAAAAATCATACGAGAAGAAGTAAGAGCGGCAGTTAAGGAGGAGTTACAAGATGTAATGAACGAAGAAGTAAAATATGCTTCTACTCCTACTAAAGAAACTCAAGTTTACCAGACTGTTGAGAAAGGGCAACCTAAGAAATGGTCTTACGGTAAATCTTCTACTTTAGACGAGATGTTACAGCAGACAGCTTCAGAAATGACTACTGAAGATTACAGAACAGTTATTAATGCTAACTCTGCTGGAGTTCAAGCACCTAACTTTGCACAACGTACTGCATCACAGTTATCTGGAGCAGGAGCAGGTCTAGACCTATCCACAGTACCAGGGCTAGATTTAAGTAGAAGTAAAGCAATCTTAGATGCTGCAAATAAAAAGACAAAAGAAAGAGCAGGGCTCTAATTATATATGGCTTTCGAAGTAAAAAAAATAGATCCGTTAGATTTACAACCTAGAAAAGCGGTAGGTTTAAAATTACCTTTTTCTGGCAAAAGCGTATTTAACGTAAACTATACTACTGAAGAAGCGATAAAAACTAATTTAATCCATTACTTTTTAACAGGTAGAGGAGAAAGATTTTTAAATGTTGAATTTGGAAACGGTCTACAGAGACTTATTTTTGATCAACTAACAGAGGATAAAGTACGAGAGATAGATGCAACTGTAAAAGCAGATCTAAAATTCTATTTTCCTAGAGTGGAACCTCTTAGTATAGAGACAGTAGGTATACCGGATAATAATACCGTACAGTTTACTATGAGGTACAAAGTAAGAAATACTAACATCGAAGATGAAGTAGTGATAAATTTTGAACAATAATGGCTGAGCAAAGAGATATAAAGTATGTAAATAGAGAGTTTAGCGACTTTAAAGGACAGCTTATTGAGTTTGCAAAGAGCTACTTTCCTGATAGCTACAACGACTTTAATGACGCTGCACCAGGTATGATGTTTATAGAAATGGCAGCGTATGTCGGTGACATCCTATCATTTTATCAAGATACACAATTACAAGAGACGTTCCTACAGCACGCACAAAACCCCTCTAACCTATATTCCTTAGCTTATATGATGGGATATAGACCTAGAGTTACTACTGCATCTGAAGTAGAAATAACCGTGTCTCAACAAGTAGCTGCTTTATCTGGTAGTACTTATGCACCTAACTGGGATCAAGCGGCTAAGATACAAGAAAACAGTACTATTAAGTCTACAGCAGTAGGAAATACAGCATTTATCTTACAGAACTCTGTTGACTTTACATTCTCTAGTTCTTATGACCCTACCGAAGTATCTATTGCAACAGTAGATGAAGATAGTAATCCTTCTGAGTACCTACTTAAGAAAAAAGTAACTGCAATTTCTGGACAAATCAATACTGTAGAAGAAACATTCACTACAGCAGAAAAGTTCAAAACTCTTACTATCGATGACGAAAATATTATAAAAGTATTAGATATAACTGATAGTGATGGTAATGCCTGGTATGAAGTACCTTTCTTAGGTGAAGATACTATATTTGATGAGAGGTCTAATAATAATACTGATAACGGCCTTGTACCATCATTACTTCAGATAAAGAGAGTACCTAGAAGATTTGTAACTAGATTTACATCTCAAGGTAAAATGCAGATACAGTTTGGAGCTGGAGTGAGCGTAGCAACAGACGAGGAGTTCTTACCAGACCCAACCAACATTCAAACATACGGCGATAAGCAACACATTGAACAAATAGACAGAGCATTCGATCCATCTAACTTCTTATTTACAAGAACATATGGAATTGCTCCAAGTAATACAACACTAACCATTAGATACCTTACTGGAGGCGGTGTAGAAGCAAATGCACCTGCCAACTCTGTAACGGAAACGGACGTAGTAACAACTACAGTAACAGACTCTACTTACTTAACCACATTGGCGTTTAACAACGAAAAACCAGCTGCAGGAGGTAAGGATGGAGATACAGTAGAAGAGTTGAGACAAAATTCACTGAAAGCATTCTCTGAACAGAAGAGAGCTGTTACTACCGCGGACTATACAGTAAGAGCATTATCACTCCCGCCTCAGTTTGGTTCTATAGCTAAAGCATACGTAACTAAGGAGTTTAGTCAAAACAGAACAAGTATGTTAGAGACTAACCCTTTAGCATTATCAATGTATGTCTTAGCTTATGATAACAGCGGCAAACTAATTACAGCACCTACATCATTGAAAAATAATCTCAAGACATATCTTACTGAGTATATGATGATAACGGATGCTATAGATATTAAAGATGCATTTGTAGTTAATATAGGAGTTAAGTTTGAGGTACTAACACTACCTAATTATGCTTCTAGAGATGTACTATTAAACTGTACTAACAGGCTTAAAGAATATTTTGCTACAACAAGAAGAAATATAAATCAACCTATCAACATATCAAATGTATTTACAGCCTTAGACCAAGTCAAAGGTGTGCAGACAGTGAAGTCTGTTAGGATTAACAACAAAGCAGGAGGTAATTACTCTCAATTTGCTTACGATACAGAGGGTGCTACTAAAGGAGGAGTTGTTTACCCTTCTTATGATCCTTGTATCTTTGAAGTTAAGTACCCTGATATAGATATAGAAGGTAGAGTAACAACAGTATAGAATGGCAGTATATAGAATATATCCCGAAAAAGATGCTTACATCTGGTCAGAACCTACAGTAGCTGGTATTTACGGTAATGCAGGTAAAGACGAGGTAGTAGAGGTTGGCGGGTATCCCGATATTAACTTAGTAGGTAGAACTAAACGAACCTTAGTGCAGTTTAGCCAAGCTGAATTGACATCTAGTATTGATACTAAAGTTACAGGTTCTTATAGTGCAAGCTTACACCTTTCACTTGCCCACGCTACAGAAATACCAGATACGTACACCCTTTTTGCTTACCCTGTTTCTTCTTCTTGGAAAAACGGTACAGGTAAAGGAGGTGACAGTCCTGCTAATAAAACAGGAGTAAGTTGGAAATTTAAAGATGATTATTCAACTGAATGGGATACCTTAGGAGGAGATTACTCAACAGATTATTCTGCTAGTCAAACATTTAATCTTAGCTCAGACTATGATGTTAATATGAACGTTACATCTATCATTGATGCAATGTACAGCGGTTCTATAGATAATAACGGGTTACTACTTAAAATACAAGATGGCTACGAAAACTACACATCAGCAAGTATCAATCTTAAATATTACGGTTCAGACACCCACACTATATTTCCTCCTTATTTAGAAATAAAATGGGACGATGCAACCTATAGTAGTACCCTTACAGAGCTTGATACTGATATTGCAACTGTAAGTATTAAAAATCATAGAGGAGAATACACAGATTCTGATAAGACAAGATTTAGAATATCTGCTAGACCAAAATATCCGACTAGAACATTTTCTACTTCATCTATCTACCTAACAAACTACAAACTACCAGAAGCTTCTTACTGGGGTATACAAGACGATTTTAGTCAAGAGATGATTATAGATTTTGATAATACATTTACTAAGATAAGCGCTGACAACACTAGTAGTTATTTTGATGTATACATGGATACCCTTCAGCCAGAAAGGTACTACAAGCTTTTAATCAAAACTACTTTAAATGGAAGTGTAATTGTAATTGATAACAATAACATTTTTAAAGTAGTGAAGAATGGCTAAGAACGTAAAAATTTCCAAAACTGTTTATAATAAAGATACCTTTAATAAGGTAATCGACAGAGAGTTTAAGTCTTTTGTTACACCTGTAGACCTAGAACAAGAAAGAACTATCGAACAGTTTTTCAGTGAATATGAAAGATTGTACCTAGAAATATCACCAGAAGGAGAAAATCAATCACATGCTTACTTAATTAATAAAAGTAGTGAACTAGTAGACTACGAAAAAGATACTACTGATATTCAGCCCTTATTAGATGAAATAGCACAGCTAAGAAGACAGCTTCTTGACTATCAACAGCAAATTATAGATTTAAATATAACACAGGCAGAACAATAACGTGGCAGAATTTGTATACAATATAGAGCAATTAGAGCTAGACAGTTTAGCTCAACCTTCGAAGATTACAGCGAAGGATAAGACTCTTATTGGCGATTACAAAATAGACAACGTATTCAATATAGCTCAATCAAGAGTTAGTGTCGGTGTATATTCTATTGATAATACATTATTAGAGTTTATACCTAACTTCAAAGGGTATACTTTTGACGGTAGTGCTGAAATAAGTGGGGATAGAGGTGCAACCTCCGTTGTATTAGATCCTGAGAAAGATATAAAAGAATTAAACTACTCTACTGGAGACATAAGAGTACTTTACAACTTTACTAATAACCTATTCTCAGAAACTCAAAAAGGAGGTTCATTTTTTATATCTGAAATATCAAGTGATAGAACAGAAATTAAAGCTTCTACACTAGAACTTACTCCTGAAGAAATTGTCAGCTACGTTGAGACTCTTAGAAAGAAATTAGAAGACGCTTCATATTTTTCTCAATTTAGAGTAGATTTTGGTGAAAACAATTTTGCATTAGGTATTAATGCAAGTACGTTAGTTGAAAACGGAGTAACATATCTAACATTAAGGTTATAGTCCACTAGCGGACGACCTAACTGTTAAAGATAAGTTTACTGTAGAAGAGATTGTTAGTGATAGCATACTCTACGAAGTTACTGCACAACCTATTGTAGATACATTAAAAATACCTTTTCTAAAAGGTCCTAACTTTTCTGTAGAAGAAGTAGAAAAGTCGACAGAACCTACACAGTTTTTAAACTATAACGATTTATTCTCTTACCCGGTATCCGGTTCCTATTATGAACTGTTTAGTTTATTCAACAACGCTGGAGCAGAGATCGCTGTTAACCACGAAGATTACAGCGACTTTATTCACTTCTCATCAGCAGAAGAAAGATTAAGAAACTTTCACTATAAATTACAGTTAATAGAAAGCTACGAAGAAGCTATAAGTACTATATCAGCTTCGGCTGCTTCTCCTAGTGGATCTAACTTTTTAACTCAAATCTCTGGAAGCCAAAGCTATTACGAAGGTTTGATTAGAGGTCTAGTAAACAACTTTGATCACTACGATAGGTTTTTATATTATTCTAGCGGTTCTAAAGCATGGCCTAAAAGTAATACCTCTAGACCCTATACTAATTATGCCTCTGATTCTTCTGCTGCTAGTGACTGGTTAGATGTACAGTTGATATCAGCTTCTAACTACGATGTTAGTAATGTAGATATACTGACAAATACAATACCTGCTTTCCTTAGAGAAGATCCAAACAACGAGCAATACCTAATGTTTATTCATATGATTGCTCAACACTTTGACAATCTTTGGATTTACTTTAAAGCTGTAGCCGATAAATACGATACCGATCATCGTTTAAACTTTGGTGTAAGTAAGGACCTAGTAAGAGATGTAGTAGAATCATTTGGTGTAAACTTATATTCTACTAATCAAAATACCGACGACTTATTTGCTAGATTTTTAGGTTCATCATTCCCTACCGGAAGTGAGAATATTACTTCTATGTCTGTTGCAACTTCTGCTTCTTATAATAGTGGATCAACAGCATTAGAATACCTACAACCTGTACCTAAAAATGATTATGAGAAAGAAGTATATAAAAGAATTTACCACAACTTACCTCACTTAGTTAAAACTAAAGGAACTGAAAGAGGTTTAAGAGCGTTGATAAACTCTTTTGGTATACCTGAATCTATTTTAAAAATTAGAACATTCGGTGGTGCTAAGGTAGATCAATTTTCTTTTCTAGGACCTGACGCTTCTATTACTTCAAGTTTATACCAATCAGGTAGCGATACATACAGAAGTGGTTCATATAAAATTAGAACAGATAATACAGGTAGTTATGTATCTGGTAGTACACTGTCTAGATATGTTTCTCTAGAAAACAAAGACAAAAAATATACTGACGATATACATAATGTAGAGATTGCATTTAACATATCTAAGCTAACAGATGACCTACTGGAAACTAAAACTGGAAATGTTGGCTTTGACATAGATAGTTATATTGGGGATCCAAGATTACGCTTTGAAGATAAGTACGACGAACTAAACGCTTATAGAGAAGAAATAGTAGAGTTAGGACTTACTTGGGATACTATTCAAGACAAGTGGTCTAACATAGAAGGAAACTGGGATGATGTTTTAGCATTTGCTAAATCTCCTAAATCGTTTATAAGATTACTTAACTTCTTTGACAGTGCAATCTTTAAAATGATTAAAGACTTTGTACCTGCAAGATCAAAAGTAGATACAGGTATAATAATTAAGTCACCTAAATTACATAGAAGTAAGGTAAAACAGGTTGAAGTATCATTTACCGATGAACAGTACTCTGCTTCTATTCAGACAAACACAGTAACTGGTAGTTCAGGAGGTATATATGACTCTTCAGGTAGTTATGGATATACTACTAATTACGAAGGGCATATTGTTACTCCATTAGGTATAGCAGTTAGAAATGTTACTGATGAATCTCCAATGTACAACGGAGAGTTGTCTGGTTCATTAGTTATTGCATCTGATGGTGAAGTAGGAAAGAATAACCCATTCTTAAACCTAGCACAACCTATTATACAGCTAGACATTACTGCATTTAACTTCTCATTACCACCACCACCTGCTTGTATTATAGCACTTACAGGTAGCTATTTAGGTGAATACTATATTGCCGGTGTAGTTGACGATACACAAACAGATGAAACAGTTAGTATAACTTACCCGTTATCTGTAGCTGAAATTACATCAAGTTATGGCTTTGCTCATGACTTTGATACATATGAGTTCTTTACAATTCAAGCCTCAGCAACAGTTAACTACGGTGATTATGCAGGATATGGTGCAACATTTACTGGCTGGTATGATAACCCGTCCGGTACTGGTTCACCTATATCGACTGAAAACCCGCTGACTATTTATAGATACAGTGAACAGACACTTGGCAATAAGTTCTATGCTAAGTTTAATGATGAAGATGAAGAAACATATTTTGAAATTCAAGCATGAATCTAGAAGAGTTTATTAATACCGATCCTAATTTTTACGGTAGAGGAAATGCCAATATATTCTATAGTTCCAGCCTATCTGGTTCTGATGAAGTACCCGTAGCTCCTTTTACTATACTCGGTATGTCTGTACCTCTTAGAGATTTGAATGGAAATAACTTAGTTTCCCCTTTGAAAGAGGTAGATAAGTTTAAGTTTGATTTTGCAGGACAGAGAGTAGAAGCCACTATAACAGGTAGACAGAAAAAGAACACATATTTCTTCTTTTCTTTTGATCCAATAGTTGTAAACACAATACCGGATGAGGACAGTCCTGGGACCAGAATAGAAGAAGATTCAGAATTTGTTTTCTTTCCATATTTTGAGAGTAGTTACTTCAATAGCGACTACAACCCCTTCCAGGGATCTGCACAGACATTATTATTAAATTCGGTAGTACAGGTGGTAGATAGATCTACATCACAAGCACAACCAACAAATCTAGATGCTCTTTTAAGTCAGACTGCTCAACGAGCTCAAATACCTGATAGTAAATATGAAACTGCAGGATTGATCTCAGGTAAGTACCTAGGAGCAAAGTTGACAAACGCTACTACTAATTTTACAGCATCTAAAGAGGCACTAACAAGACATGTATTAGAAACAGGTGTATCTGGATCAGAACCTGCTTTGAGCTTTAAGGTGTTTGAAGGCAGTGTACACTCTTCTGATGCGGATACTAATACAATTAAAGGACTATCTGACTCGGATAGAACTAAGATAGAAGTGTATTTTAACTCATACAGACAACTAAGTGGGAGTATTTTAACATTCCCCAACTTCCCTCTAGCAGGTAATATTTTATATGTTGAAGTAGAAGGATCTAAAGATCTTAGGAAAGCTGTTGACGCTAAAGTATATTCTATTGAAAAAAACAGAGTATATATAACAGATGAGGACGGTATAGTGACTTCATTTGCTTAATAAACTAAAATAACATATATTTATATAAAACACAATTACATAAAATGGGATACTTAGACAATTCAATTGTGACGGTGGACGCAATCCTAACGAAAAAGGGAAGAGAACTGTTAGCTAGAGGGGACGGTTCTTTTAAAATCACTCAATTTGCTTTAGCAGATGATGAGATTGATTACACCTTATACAATCCACTACATCCCTCTGGTTCTGCACTCTATGGAGAAGCTATCGAAAACTTACCGTTATTGGAAGCTTTCCCAGACGAGACTCAAATTATGAAGTACAAATTAACAACTCTACCACGAGGTACTTCTAAACTACCTATTCTTGATTTAGGTGTAACATCTGTATCATTGAGACAAGGAGCTTCTGTAGCAATTACCCCTCAAACGCTAAACTACTTAGGAGCTACATCAATTTTTGAAACTCAAGGTTACACAGCAACAATCGCTGATGTTAGAACACTTAATTCATTTACAGGTGTTGGTATTAACACAGAAGAAGCAGAAAGACTAAATACCGGAACTACTATCGGAACTAACGTTTCTAAGACAGTTTTAGGTACTTCAATTAACCTAGTTGCTACTTCAGTAAATACTTTATTCGGATCTAACACACAACTACAGACAACTTTAACTGTAATTGGTAGAGGATCAGGAGCAAGATTAACGATTCCAGTAACAATTACTAAAACTAACTAATTATGTCATATAAAAGATTTGATGCGGAAGATGTTGTAGTTAGTGCTGAATCGGTAACCACTCCTGTTTGGTCCGGTCAAAATACTACACTATCATCATTTTATACTTCATCTACACAGGTAGGTGGAACCTCTGCAGACTACTACTACGATATCTACCAGACAGCATCTACTGATACATCTGCTAGAGTACAATTTTCAGTAGCATATGCAGATAAAAAAGGAAGTGGTTCACTTTACTTTAACTCTTCTGTAGCAGGTAAAACTCCTTCTTCTACTATCTACGGTCAATATAGAAACCTAGTACTAGGTACTGAAGAAGATGACTTTACTTTTGGTACAACAACTGCAGAGCATTTCTATGTAATATCAATCGATAGAGCTAGATATAAAGAAAAGTTACTTCCTGGTAGTTTAACTTTACAACTAAACAATAGTTCTTCTGGAGACTTTTTATCATTAACTGATAATAGCAATCAGGTTTCTACTGTTACTTATACAGACGCAGGAAGAGTATATGAACTTATCACAGGCTCTTTAGGTACTAAATCTTCTGCAGCTAAAAACGATAATGGGTACACTGAAGGGTCAGGTTCCTACGGTAAACTCCTCCCAGATATTGGTATTATCATTTTAAACGGTAAAGCATTAGATGCTTCTGCTACTGCTGGAGGACTAAACCTCAATATCAACAGAGCTGCTAATACTGCATCGTTAAATAATAGAAAAATCTTTAACGCACTAGACTATAGTGGTAGTTTTAGAGTTCAATCTGAAGAAACAATCACTTCTAACTTCGTATTTGTTAGAGCTAGAAACTCTGAGTTTAATTATTCTACTAATCCATCATTAATAACAGGTTCAGGTGAATTGAGACATAATGTAATGATTAATACCCCTCAAGCCTTTATTACATCTGTTGGACTGTATAATGATAATAACGATCTACTTGCTGTAGCAAAACTATCTAGACCTCTATTAAAGGACTTTACAAAAGAAAGTTTGGTACGTATCAAGTTAGACTATTAATAATGAATGAGCGCTTACAAGAAACTAAACCGTCAAGATGTTTATATATCTGATTACTCTGCTAAAAAGCAGTGGTATGCATCAGGTAGTACAGTTGATAGCTACGGTCTAGAGGTTCTAAGAGGATTTTCAGGTTCAACACCAGGTTACCCTTACCCTACGGACTACCTAAACAATAGATATCAAAAGTTAGTTTTTGATAGTGTTTTTCATAATTACTATTCCGGTAGTAATAAATTAGGTACTTTCTCTGGATCTTATAACTTATCATTACAGACTAGCCTTACCTTAACCGGTTCAAGAAGTAGTAGCTGTGAGGTAGGTGTTATTTCTATTCCAAGAGACGTTTACGGTACGCATATTGAACCAGGAACAGTAGTCCTGAAGCCTTTCTTTGAAGAGGAGGATAAGTACTGGGAAGTAGGTTATGCTAGAGCAGACAACTTTGCAGATGACTACGTAGAGGACTTAGAACACTGGTATGGGACATTACCTATCGATTTAGATGATTATATTGTAGATGAAGGAGAATACGTAATCGAAACAGGTAGTCAATATCTAGAAAGAGATGAAAGTATTTTATTTGAAAGATACGAAGTAGTAGACGATAAAGAAGGTAGACTAGTATTATCTGGCTCTACCCTACCTTATACAAAAACAGAAAGAGTAGTAGGAGATGTAATTTATAATCAAGGACAGATTATCATTACTGATGACCATGCAGCTAGGTATTATTCAACTTATGCAAGACCTATTGTGCACTGGAAATCAAACCTACCTATTTATACATATAACGTTCACTGTACTGTGAAGGAAGCTGAGATGAATTTCACTTATAACCCTTCTGCAATTACAGGATCAGATAATACCATTAGGGACAACATTACAGGAAGTAGTTTTAGACCCTATGTAACAACAGTTGGTTTGTACAATGATGCAAATGAGTTAATTGCAGTTGCAAAAACGAATAGACCAATACCAAAATCGGAAAATGTTGATATGACGTTTGTCGTAAAATTAGATTTATAATGGCAGTAAAGTTTAGAGCAGATAAAGGCACACCGTTAACCTACGCAGAGTTAGATAATAACTTTGGAGCCTATTTTTATTCCGCTTCTACTAATGGGCAGATATTAACTCTGTACTACCCTAGTAGCTCACAAGTCCCAGTCAACAGTGGTTCTATTGACATAAGTTTAGTAAAAGGATTACAGAATGCAGGAGTAAATAAGAGACTCGTTGTGTTCTCCGGTTCTTCTGCTGTATCATCAAGCCAAGGAGTTATTTTAGATGAAAATAATAATTTAGGTATTGGTGTAAATGAGAATAACGATCTACCATTGTCGTACAAATTAATGGTGTCTGGTTCTATTAAAGCATCTGGTACAGTTGTACAAGGATCAGATTTAAGATTAAAAGAAGATATTAGACCTATTGATAATGCTTTAAGTAGAGTTAATAATATCGACGGAGTATACTTTACTTATAGAGATACAAAAGAAAAGAGTATTGGAGTTATTGCACAAGATATACAGAAAATACTACCAGAAGTTGTATCAGAAGATAATAATGGCTATCTTAGTGTGAACT